CAACGACGTTAACGCAGTCATAGAGGCTGCAAAAAACTACTACGACAAATGACAAGACAGCCTTGGCCAAAAGACGGGTTGTATATTAGCGAGTTAATTGACGCGCTGAACAACTACTACGAGAAGCCTAACAGCTCACTCACATCCTCTAACGGGTGGCAAGAGAATATGAGAAACAAGCTGGATGCGCTAAAGCAGGCAGCAGCAAACGCTAGGATAACAACAGCCGACGACCTAACTGAATACCTTCATGAGCGATACTAAAATGAACAAAGAACAACAAGAGTATGCAGACGTAACTGTATCCCTAGCGAAGGCTGCTGATAAGCAGATTAGAAATGTAGCAGATGAGCTTAACATAAGCTACAGTAACGCAGCTACACTATTCAGCATAGTTACCAACGACAAGTTAGTGTACTTGCTAACTCAAATGTTTTCTTCTGACGGCAATAGGAGTGCGGCCCCAGAAGAATCCAAACAAAACACTCCCTAACATAAACATAAATACATAATATGGCAATCATCAACTTAGATGAAATCGCAGATAACGTAAGACCTTATCTGAAGAAAGACACGTACACGGCAAGAATACTTAGTGCCGAGTTTACGACAAGCAAGGCCGGTGCGCCTATGATAGTGATGCAATGGGAGTTAGTAGCTCCCGAAGGTATCGAAGATGACGATGGTAAGATCGTGCGTGTTGCAGGTTTGCAGTTCCGCGACTATCTCTCGTTCAGCGAGAAAGCCAAAGAGATTACGTTTCGGCGTATCAAAGGCTTGCACAAGGCGTTAGAACTCTCACCGGAGTTCGATGACGAGAACCCTGACGTAGACCAGTACGCTGGCCTAGCTGCTGATGTTACGATAGAGACTGAGCAGCAAGCGCAGAAAACAGAGGACGGTTCACCTGTTCTCGACAGCAACGGCGATCCTGTTATGAATAATAACTATCGACTGAAGAGGGTATTGCGGTTGAACGGCGAGCATACGCTAGAGGCAGGAGGCTTCTAAGATGTGTGAAGAGCGTAGCGGTACACGTAAGCTATTAAGATGCTTCAGGAGTTTTGCTAGTTCACTCCTCATTGATCGCCGCTACGTTCTACTTGAATTTATCTAACGTACAGGTACAGGATTGCTATTAAGATGCAACCGGGTGGTTCATGCCTTGGCCTCTCTTCAAAGTAACTAAGGTAGCCTTCACCTGCATTTGATCGCCTGTGCGTTAGAGCTTTTAGTGGTGACAGTACTAACCATAACTTAGCACTTAGAAAGGGTGCTAGCAGACAGTTTGGGGATGAACTCGGCAAGAACACCACTAACTCCCGGTTCTAGTGTAGGAGCCGGGAGAGACTTTGGTTACAGCCACGGAGATGAGACTGGTTAAACAGTCGGCACCGAGCGTAACCTGCTAGGTTAGGTAAGTTGTTTATTGGTTTGCAACTTTTTACGCAGTTGGTTGCTTGTGACTAGCCTAGCATTTTTGTTTTAAGGACGTGAATAAATCATCAGAAAGTAGAATAATTCAATTGATTGTGGACAACGGTGGGCAATGCACAAAATCTGATGTCTACCGAAAGCGCATTGTCAGCAACGCTGAGTCTGCCGAAGTCCTTTTGACGGCAATGGTTAGAGCAGGTCTTTTAAACACAAAAGAAGTACCACCGCCGTTAGGTGGCGGACATCCTCAGACGTTATACGAAAACACAAACACAGTAAAAGAAACCTACGTAAGCACGGTTGATGTGGTTATAGATTTAAAAGCCAAAGTCAAAGCACTTGAACACCGTGTTCACAAATTAGAATGCCAGCAACCGTAAGATACACACTAGCGCAGCTACCGTACAGAGGTATAGCTGTTGTGCTAGGTAAACCATCACGCTTTGATCGCGCACAATTACTCAGCGGCTACGCTGGACAGACGTTCTACAATGCGCTGCAACCTATACCACGACAAGCTATCGACGTTATGCTCGCTGACGCTTTGGAGAAAGGCGAAGTTAACATACGCGAGGGTACAAAGGTTGTCTTGCTTTTAGGTCAAGATGCCCTTGATATGTTCAAGCGCGGCGTTACGATAGACGAACAACGTGGCTGCCCATTCATAAAAGATGGCATCACATACGTAGCAACATACGAACCACAAGAAGCCGTTGACCGCATGGCATACTTCAACCCGAACGATGTGGGAGATGGCAAGGGCGGCGATGATAAGGGATGGCACGGCAAGACGCGACGGCCCAATCGTAAGTTCTGGCTTGGGCGGGATATTAAAAAAGCTGTAGCGTATCTCAAAGTGCCGCCTGTTGTAACTGTTGCTGAACATTTCTTATGGCCCCGCGCCGATGAAGTCATTAAGCTACTTACTTCTGCAAAAGGCAAGACACTTTACTTTGACGTAGAGACTAACCGTAACCTAGAGATGACTTGTTTTGGTTTCTCTTTCGATGCTGAACGTGCGTGGTGTGTGCCTATGGTTACGTCACCAATGGCAGGTTACTACTACGAAGATACAGCACATGTACTACGTGCGCTAGCTGTAGCGTTCCGTGATAACACCGTTGTCATACACAACGCTCTCTTTGATCTCTTCGTACTAGCATACAAGTACGGTATCCCCGCACCGCGCAGCGTGTACGATACCATGCTAGCACACCACCGGCTCTTCCCAGAAGTTGAGAAGTCTCTCGGCCATTGCCTAGCCCTGTACACAGACCAACCGTATCACAAGAACGAAGGCGTATTCGAGCCGAAGAACGCTAGCCAACAGCAACAGCTTTACGAGTATAACGCAAAAGATGTCATCAGCCTAGCGTTGCTCAAGCCTCAACTCGACGAGACTGCCAAGAACTTCGAGGCAACGGATAGCATACACCAAGTTAACGCAAGCGTTGTGCCATACCTAACTGCCATGCTGCAAGGCATACGTTACGACGACGAGAAGTTGCATGACATCGTAGCACATAACGACCGTTACCAGAATGAACTACTGCGCTTCTTGCGTCTGCTGACGGGCGGCGATCTTAACCCGAACAGCCCGAAGCAAGTAGCTAACTACTTATACGGACGCTTAGGCTACCAGCGCCCTGACAGAGACATCACTAGTGAAAAGGTCTTGTTGCAGCTACGCTTAAAACATCCTGAAAATCCTATCATCAGTATCATACTACGCTACCGCGCAACTGCAAAAGAAAGCGGTCAGCTAAAGTTCCCCCCTTGGGAGCCGCACGATCACAAACGTATCACGACATCTTACAACCTAGCCGGTACAACATCATACCGCCTAGCTTCCCGGCGCTTGCTTAATCAATGGGGTACTAACGTACAGAACTTCCCTAAGAAACTACGCAAGCTGTTCATAGCTGACCCCGGTAATGTTCTAGTACAGGCTGACCAAGCTGGTGCAGAGGCACTTATCGTAAGCTACTTATGCACGACAGGTAACTTCCGCAAGCTGTTTGATAACGGCGTGAAGTCTCATGTGTACGTTGCCCTGCGTTTGTTTGAGGATGTCTGGTCTGCTGAGATGGGCGAGAACATGAAGCCTTATGCGGAAGCGCCGGTGCAAGAGCTAGTTAAAATGCCACGATGGAAAGAGCTACGCGATCTCATATCCAGTAGCGACAACTGGAGTGCAGACAAACGCTACTACTTCATGGCGAAGATGGTATGCCACGCTAGCAACTACGGTATGAAAGCACCGACGTTCCGAGTGAATGTATTGCAGAAGTCGCAAGGCGCAGTTAACCTAGCGCATAAGCAAGCAGCCTTTTTTCTTGAAACCTACCACACGTTGTTCCCCGAAATACGTAAGTGGCACAACGATACTATAGCAGAACTCAAGCGCACACGTATGTTACGCAACCTGTTTGGATACCCTCGTATGTTTACACAAGCCGTCGAGCCATCAATGTATAAAGAAGCGTTCGCATTTGTGCCGCAGTCTACGGTAGGCTGTATCACTAATCTCGCATTCACAGACCTATATAACAACCCACGCATCCAAGAGTTAGGGGCGGACGTCATGCAGAACAATCACGATAGCGTACTGCTACAATGTGATTCAAGTTATGCTAAGGAGGTTGCATCTATAGCCTGTGCTGCGCTTAATAGAGAGATGCTTTCCCCGAAAGGTGAGCCTTTTCATATGCGATCAGAAGCTATGATAGGGCCGAACTGGGGAGAGATGGCGGACGTATGAACAATGATAAACATAGAAAAATGGAGAGGATATTTAAAAGATTTAGAGTCGCCCAACCTGTTTATAGATTGGGGTTTTTACAGCATGATAGCCACAGCATTACAGCGCCGCGTTTGGTTATATCCTGACACGTTCACGTTATACCCTAACCTGTTCGCCTTACTTGTAGGCCCACCAGCAGCAGGTAAGTCGCGTGTCATATCGCAGGTGAGTGAGTTCATCAAGCACCCGTCACTCATCAGACGTACGCCGAAGAAGAAAAAGAACGAGGTTGAGATCAAGCCGTTCTATCCTATCAGCGCGGATACGATAACGCAAGAGGGTCTTGTACGTTTCATCGTTGAGGAATGTGCGCGTGACTTCTTCTATAAGAACGGCGAGAACAAGAAGATCCGCTCTTCGCACTTCTCTGTCGGCTTTATGATAGAAGAGCTGGGAGTTCTGCTACGCAAGAACACAGATAACATTGTCAATATGTTAAATCAGTTTTACGATAGCCGTGACTACACGTACAAGACAAAACATCACGGCACAGATATGATAAAGAATGTATGCGTTAACATACTAGGTGGTGCAACGCCGTCATTCATACGCACAGCATTCAGCGATAAGATCATATCACAAGGCTTTACGTCGCGTGTCATTATGATCTACGGTGACGGCCCTCGCTTCTTACGGCAGTTCCCCGGTATAAACGATGAGCAGAAAGCGTTAAAGAAAGATCTTGTAGGACATCTGAAGAAGTTAGGTGACGTAGCTGGGCCGGTGAAATTTACAGACGAAGCGGAGGCGTACCACAAGGAGGTCTACGAGAGCGGCAAGCTAACGCAGGATGTTGTCAACAAAGACTACAGACTTGAGACTTACTACGGCAGGAAGAATGTACACTTACTAAAGCTGTCTATGATAATGCACTTCGCAGACATTACAGACAGCATGGTTATAGAGAAGCCTACCGTCGAACGGGCCATGAGATTTCTTGCACATACGGAAGCGCGGATGCACGAAGCCTACGTTACTGCTGGACGTAACGTACTCGCCGAGATTCAGCGACGTATACTACAACACATCATAAACGAAGATTTGGCTGTAACATACAAAAAACTTTTGCTCACGTTCTCTGACGACTTAGCTAAAGATGAGCTTGAGCAATGCCTAGCATTTCTGATCGCAACAGATCAAGTTAAGCTAGGGCCAAGTGGATACACAGCACTCGTAGATAAACCTGCGGATGCGTTTAGTTACCTATAAGCACTATGATAAGAAGAGATACATTCGATATAGAAATAGACGTTAGTCTCGAAGAGGCTAAAGACGGGATCTTCTATGCTACGGATAGTACAGTTACGTTCGAGGCTCATATAGATGATAGTGGCCCAGCTACGGCTATTGTACACGTAAAGCCATCGTATGCAGAGTTATTGTTTGAAGACGAAGACGGCAATGACGTTATCCTAAGTAAAGAAGATATGAAACAAGCAGAAGAAAAAGCGTTTGATATGAGTGAAGAACGCGCACAAGAAAGAGCATGGGAAGAAAGATATGAAGACAGGTAAACGAGTAAAGTTGGGACGGCTATTCGTCGTCAATAATAAGAACAAACACATCGCAGCTAATACGTCATACATACATACGTATTTGCAAGGCGGCAGAGGTAATCCCGTACCGTATATGTTTACGGAAAGTCAGCTGAAAGATGCGCGGGATAGAGCAATAAAGAACCGTGAAGACTGCTTGCCGTTGGCAAAGTGGTGGAGGATCTGGTAAGATGTCGGGTAAAGTTATCTTCACGACTGTCGGAGACAAGCGTATAATCCTAGCAAAGCACGTAGGTAATACGATATTACGTGAGCTTCCGTTTAGTCAGTCTGTTCTGTGGAAAACTAAGTCTTTTGGCTTTAATAAAAAGTTACTAGACTATGCAAAGCAGAACGCAGTTGAGAAGTTTATCTTCGCAGACTTGTTAAAGCAAAACTACATACAAATAGGTATGGATGCAATGCTACGAGAAGGCTCAGAAGATAACTACGGTCACGGCCTGAGTTGGTACGTACCTATGTCTGCTGGTGTAGAGCTAGATACTTACGAGAAAGCGCCTTACTTTGATAAGAAAGAGAATGTAGTTGTACTATGAAAACTAAAAATAAACTATACCATTACAGCGCGGAAGTTACGAGAGTTGTAGACGGTGATACCGTAGACGCTTTCGTAGACTTAGGTTTCGATATGCACAGCAAACAACGTGTACGGCTCTTTGGCATCAACACGCCTGAGTGTCGCACACGTGATAAAGAGGAGAAGAAGCGCGGCCTTGCAGCTAAGGCTCGCTTGAAGGAGATGCTGAGTGAGGAGAAGAACAAGTGCGTTATCAAGACGCGGCTCGACAAGAAAGGAAAGTTTGGCCGTGTGCTAGGCGTACTGTATGTGAACGACAAAGACTTAAACACCCAACTAGTTAAAGAAGGCCATGCCAAAAAATACTACGGAGGATCACGGTAGACGAGCGTATCTCGTAGACCCTACATCAAAGATAATATCCCAAGTCTACATTAAAGACTACAAGGATATTCAAAATCACATAGGTTGCGAGATGTTCACAACAGGCTTCCGACTAGAAAACGGAGACGTACTGTACGTGGACGATATGGGGTTAATCGACGGCAAGAAGAAAGACTTCTTTGCTGTGCTAGAGGACGAAGATAGCTACACGCTATGCAACCCGTTAGCAGGACGTGGATTGCTTGTAGGATCTAACGCACAAGGTGGTGATGAAGATGTGAGGACTAACATCTTAGACCTCGCATTGATGGTGAAGTTTGCTGAAAAATCTATCTAGTGTTGCGCTCCATTAAGTGCTGCACATAGCTCTTGACAAGCGCCTTCTTTGTTGCCGTCAGTTGCTTATTACGCGCCCAGTCGTTGAAGATGCGCTGCCATGCACCACCCCCACGTTGACGCATGACATAATCCCTGTAGCGCATGAACTCTTCCACACCTTCTGGCGTAGCAACTGACGGCAAAGTCTTGTCGGGTATCGTATACAAACCTTGTGCGTACGATTTCAGCTTATCGCCTCGGCCCTTAGCACGTTCACGCTGCTCCTCAAACGCAGCAGGTAGGCGCTCTACACTCTCTTGCAAAGTCTCCGCTTCTTTGAACTCTCTAGTATCTGGACGTAAGTAACGATTCCCTACGTCTGCAGAGGGCGGCGTCCCTCTAACGCCCTCAAACCTGCGGAAGATGCGTAGATCACGACGGATGTTTTGCTTCTCAACTTCTTTAGCACCTTCACCATAGCCCACAAGGAACGAGTTGTTCCACAAAATTCTGTACGTTTGTGTCGTGTTTTTAAATACATCATGAATAGCAGCCCATACAGTAGGCAATGGCTCTGCACCTTCTTTAATTGCTGTGTTAGCATCGAACAGTGGCTCCGTCAAAGAGCCGCCTACGAAATCAAGCGCAGGAAAAACTACACCACCAGTTCTCATACGTTCGCCACGTGACAACGCTACTGCTGTGTCATTGACTAACGCAGAACCAAGACCGAAATACCCTGCATATGCTAAGGCATCAGCTACTGCATACGTTATCTCTTCTTCGTGACCTTCCTTAACAGCCTCCATTAACGTAGGGTTAGCACGGAATTTGTTATTGATAAACTCAGAAATCTCGATAAGCAACGTGCCTGTAAATACTGCACCCAGCGTAGCTTTTAGTATAGGCCGCCAATCACCCTCATCAACAAGCGGTCTTACTAACTCCTTCTTCGTCATGTTCCACTTCTCAATGTTCCATCTAGCTAGAGAAGTAAAAGTAGCGTAAGGGCCGCTCATCGTAAACGCAGGTACACCACGCACATCATACGTACCTTGGTTAGCATCTACCCACGATGCTGCCATGCGGTCTAGCATATCGTCAAGCTGCTTGTCAGGTATTTTAAAGCTGTTGCTTTTATCTGCATGGTTACGTAATGCTTTAACATCTACTCCTGACATCTGCCCCAAGCGACGTAAGTTGCGATCAGCAGTTATGCTAGCACCTTCTGCAAGACCTATGTGCTGCAACACAGCAGCGCGGCCAAGCCCAAACTGTACCGTACGTGTAAGACGTTCAAGCGGCGTACGTCCAGAATACTTACTGGCAATATCAGACCACGTGTTAATAGTGTCAGCAAGTTTGCTATGCGTTTCTGTATTAAACTCAAGACGGTTAGCGTGAGATTTATTCACACCAAGTAAGTGGCTCTGATACCAGTTACGTCTAATCTGCCCAAGCGACGAGAGTATCAAAGGCATATCTACACCACGTAGATGTGGTAATGCAAACACATACGATGAAAGCAAATCACGTACACCAGACATCGCACCTAGCCAATGACTAACAACAAGCCGGTTAGCTGTGCGTCCGAATAACTCATCACCTTCGTAGTAACCAAGGTATGCTTTGACAAAATCTTTTAAGTTTTTATCGGAGGTCATACCAATATTTATACGACCTTTGCCACTATCAGATACTTTAGTCGGCACATGGAAGGGGTTCGTACCTTCTGGCAAAGCGCCGTCGTACGTACGATCCTGCTTCATCAAGCCGAGAGCTTGGCGCACAAAGCTATCGTTCTCCATGTTCTTATAGAACGCGAAGTCGCGAGCGAACCTACGCATATAGCGCATATAAGACCTGCCAGCATGGCTTTCAATCCATACAAAGTTACCGTCGTCGTCTCGCCTAAGCGGCAAGCCTATACTCTCTGCCTTGCGTAACGCACCAAATTTTGTAGAACCTAGATGGGCCGAATCGCCACTTAGCTTTGCTATGTACTGGTCGGCAGCTTGCGTTAGCTCCTCACGTGTGATGCTTCCCGGCTCGTCCAAGTTCTTTTCCCACCAGTCTATAAGTTCTTTCTTAGCGTCAGTACGTGCCTTCGCGCCTTCTTTACCATTCAAGATACGCCACATATCTTGGCGTATTATCTCAGGCGCATACTCTCGATGTTTAGCAGGATCAGTTATCTCACCCGACTTAGGATGATAGATCTTCATACCCGCCTCTATCTGACGTGCGCGTACATCTGTATACTTATCGTAGAAATACTCTACGTAATGTTTAACAGGGCTGTCGGGTTCGTTGTATCGCGCTAGTGTGGCGGCTGGTATTTCTTCAGGCATACCGCGCCTAGTGTACGCCATGTATATACCTGCGTGTCGCGCATCCTCATCTGACAAGCTAACTCTGCCCTGCTCAATAAACTCAAAGCCTTCTAAGAACTCACCTTCAAGACGCTGTGCATCCCGCGCAGTAGCTTCTGCGGCATCTGCCACACGACCCGCAGTTTTCTGCTCATCAGCGGAACCTTTCTTATGTGCAACTGTACGTATTCTTTCTGTTATACTATCTAGGAATGGGAAGAATTTAGCGGCAGGGTTGTTAGCAAAGTTATCTGTGTTTGTGTTAAGTTGATAGTCATTCATTTCCTCAAGGAATGTATCAACATCTTGAAGGCGCTCACCACCGTAGTATTCGTGCAGTTGATTGGTGGCTGCCTCGAACGGCTCGCGGAAAGCGACGACTTCTCTATAACCACCACCAGACTTTAAAAGTTCTGGTAATTGGTCTAGTACATACGTCAAGCCATCATAACCCTGTTCTAATAACAACGTGTTACGAGCTTTATCATCAGCGGCTTGACTTACAGCATCTTGATATATGACATAGTTATCATTATGGTTAAGGTCTAGTAACTTTTTAAAATTAGTTCTTATGCTTATAGGCTCTCCATAAAATTCAGCGCGTTGCAACATTGGAGTCATGTATATGCCGCCACCTATTATAGAACTAGGATTGATCTTCTCTCCCTTAAAACCCTCACGCAACACACTCTCCGCATCTTTTGAACCATGATACATCTCCAGCCCATTGATGACCTGCGCTATATCTTCCCCGCTCATCTCTGACGGGAACGGCTTACTAGCGAACCGCGCTAGTATCTGCTGACCCCTCGCCACGCTAAACGTACCTTTCTTAATGCGATCCATCATCTTACCACGCACACGCTTGCTGTACTTCTTCAGTAGCGTAGGATCATGCTTGGCCATTACGTCAACAGCAGCAGCAAACTCTTCTGGCTTGACGGGTTGGTATCGAATGTCTTCGCCTTCATCTCTCAGCGCGTACCTTTCCCAACTCTCTACTCCTTTATCTACTTCACTTTTAAGTTTAGCTGTAAGTCTTCTTGCCTCATCCCAACGCTGTTCACCTATTGCTACAGCCAAATCTCTAGCATCTGTCTGCGCTTCATTATGTGTTTGCAGTTTCCTATGCTCATTAGCGTAAGTAGAAAGCGCATCATTAACATTCTTCTGGTGATCTTCTACTGATACGCCTTGGCCCTTTGCATTATTAACTGCATTTTCTCTTGCTTCTCTTTCAAAACTATAAGGATTATTTAAAGTACGATCAATAAGGTCTAGCTTTTCTTGCATATATGTATAACCTGCGTGATACCGACCACCACCTTGAGCCATCCTATGAGTTAAGTCACCGCCATGCTCTACCACCATGCTAAGCACACCGCCACCAGAAGCCTTATGAACCCTTAACATAGCAAACTCAGGCTTACCCCGCTGGGCATTAGCAAGAGCGGCAGTACGTTCTTTGAAAGTACCTTCTACCGCCTGACCTCTTATGTCTTCCGCTGGCGCAGCCTTCTCTTCTGCTAACGCTTCTTCCGTCTTAACATCATCAACATACTTCTTACCACCCGCTGTCGGCGGCGTCAGGCCAGATATTATGGAAGACTTAACAGCTAGATCACCTAGCATAAGCTCCAGTTGCTTAGGCTGCAACGCTGGTTGACGTTCGCCGCGCATTGCTAACCAATCAACAATACGTTTAAAGTGATCTTCAGTTAGCTCGCTCTCTTTTACAGGAAATCCTTTACGTGCATCGCGTTCCAAACGCCAGTCGTCTAGCCATTGTTGTAACTTATCAGTCCAACCCTTCGGAGGATTATCCATGCGGTCAGTTAAAGCCTTGCCGGTGCTTTCTACGATAGCCTCCTCCGACCATATCTTACGTTCGCCCGTACTCTTCAGTTTCTGCCGCCTCGGTGAATCTTTGAACAGCTCATTCTCAAACAACTCAATAAGACCTTTATGTTTTCTGTCGGGCGAGCGTTTTAATACTTGCCACAAACCGTGCAAATACTCATGGAAAGGTGTATCAGCCTCCGCACGTAAGCTGTCTAATGTTATTGAGTGATCTTTTAAATCATACTTACCACGTAAGTCTATACGTTCTCCCGCTTTGTCTAGTGCATATAACTTAGGCACAGCCTCACGCCACGTAATACCTATCTTAGCTGCAAGACCTTGAGCAGCTTTTAAAAGATTTCCTTCTGGTAAAGGTCTAGGCTCTGTGCCTTCTATTGCAGCCTTACGCCTTGAATGCCTTTCCCAAAGACTATTTGCCTCTAGTTCCTTGGCAGCACGTTCTTCACGCATACGAACACGCTCGTTCAGTAAGTTAGTATGATTATCAGTAGCTTCGTCTAGCGCAGACTTTAACCCAGCAACATTCTTACGCGCCTTCGCTACAAACGGTGTGTTTACTAAATCGGGCGGTAGGTTATTTAACTCGTTGTCAGCCTTCACCCACGCACCGTGCGCTTTCATTCTAGCAGTATCCGCAGCATCTATGTCACGGTTGATCTGCTTTTCAGCATCAAGTTCCTGCTCTTTCGTAGGTTCCGTACGCCTAGCCTCGTCAGCCTCAGCTTTAACTTCTTCTTTAGCTGACTTGGATGCCTCTGCTGCATCCAAGTCTTTACGATTCTTTTCTATAGCTTCCTTTAAAGATGCTTGATGCTCGGCTGCGATCTCTGTGTTTCTTGCAATAGCCTCATCTTCTGTAAGTGGTCGAAGCATTCCCGCGCCCTCTAAAAACTGCTCAGCTGTTTCACCCTTACGTGCTGCTGTTGCGCCTATCTTACCAAAGAGTTTTGTAGGTTCGGTGAGGGTAGCACCTAACAGACCGGCAGTTGCTACACGACTCCAATCCATCTCATCCTCGCGAAGTGCTTGCGAACCTGCTTCTACACCAGCTTCAAGACCGCCGCCGAAACCTGCGCTAGCTAATGCGTAGCGTTGCATTGCGGTCTGCGAACGTGTTGGGGCGTTTACAAATGCGCGGGGAAGGTTACGCAGCGTAGTGAAGGAAGGTTTGACAGCTAGCAATGAAGGTGCAAACTGACCAGCTAACGTAAGATGCGGATGCTTTTCTAGGGCTACTTGACGTTTAAGTGCGAGTGCTTGTTCCTCTGCGTCATCTAAGACTGCATCTTCAATAGCAGCTTGGCCAAAGCCGCCAGCAATACCACCAATGATACCACCACCAAGACCACCCACTAGCGTACCAACAGGGCCAAGAGCAGAACCGTAAGCTGCTCCCAATGCAGCACCACCTAAACCTCCTATACCACCGCCGACTGTTTGTTTCGCGCCTGTTAAGAACGCGCCCCCAGCAGTCATGTCCTCGTAGGCTTCTTCTTCGTTTGTTACATAGCTATACTTTGATGGGTCTAACCCCATCGCTACCAAACGACGACGGCGTTCTTCTTGGGTCATTGTCTAGGCGCTACTGTTGGGCCACCTGCATCAGCGGCAGGTCTATTCAATCTTGGATCTTTAAGACTTTTTGCCAGCTCTACGTTCTCGTTTTGCAGGGCTATGATCCTTTGACGCGCAGCTTCGCTGGAATCCCAATCCATTTTAACTGTGTCACCCTCTTCAGGATGGAAGAAGAAATCTCTTGGAGATTGTTTAGCTCCTCTAACTTTCTTTTCTCCACTACTGAGAGATTGTTCCAGTTCTGCAACCTCTCTTTCATTAGCATCAATTTTATTTTTAATGCTTCCGACATTCTCTTCTGTAGTTAGATGTCCCTCAACACCTGTTAATGCCGGTTCCGTTGTTGGCAACGGATCATCCGTGTTTGGTCTAGCTGAGCCATGTGCATCTCTGCCAGCTTCCCCACCCACACCTAATTTTGCCAAACGTTGGAACTCTTCCCAAGGTTGCCCACTACCACGAGAAGTTGACGGCCTATCTGCTTCTCTAAACTTCTGTAATCTCAGCAAAGCAGCATCCGCAGCTGCATCTCCTCCTAACGCCCTAGCTCTGAGTTCTTCTATCAAGCCCTCTGATCTGCGTTTCTGTTGCGCCGCTTGTCTTTCAGGTAAATCTTCCAGATACTTACGATTCATCTCGTTAACAACGTCTGCCCTGCCGGGACGAAAGAGCTTATCCATCATACCATGAACAGGTCTTACTAGCGCAGGGGTTTGTGCAATAGCTTCTGACCGTGGATCAACATATGCCGGTGCGAACTCTGGCTGACCTTGGTTAGCTCTAGGTTGTTCATTGCCTATAGGAGTGACGTAATCAGCATCACCGGGAACTCTAATACCTGTCATACGTGTAGGCGGTGGAGGAATAGCTTGCCCTGTACGCTGAGCATTTGTCGCCCTTATTACCCACTCCTTCAACTCTGGCGTTAGCTGAACACCTCTTGAGTATCTTCTACGTTTTTCTTCTTCTGTCATTGTTCCACCCTTTAAGATAAAGTCAGCCGCAGACTGCACAACAAACTGGCAGCATCGCGAATATTGTTGGAACCATTATTCATAACACACCACCGTCTACGACTGACTAAATTCTACCAACCTAACTCTCCTATACCCTTAGCAACATTCACACCCTGACCTATACGATCAAGCCATGTAGGTGCGTTAGCTTGGAATCCTGCAGACTGCATAGCAGCACCGAATGTATTATTTAAAAAGTTACCAGACTGCGCTGCCGTATTAGTTTGCATATTAGGTTGACTAAACTGTTGTGCGCCAAACTGCATAGAAGGACGACCCATAGCAACTTGCAGTGGATCAAATCCACTACGTGATGCAGGAAGAAACGAGGTAGCTTGGCCCAATGCACGGCCCAGCGCATCACGCCGGTTTTGTACGCCTTGCCCAAAGGTCATCGCACTAGCAACAACATCTTGCATAGAGCGTGGGCCACCAGAACCGCCACTACGCGCACGTTGTTGATTTAATGATCGTTGTATCTCTTCCCGTTCACTACCACTCAACGCACCTGTAAATCTACCGCCGGGACGACTTGGATCATAGTCTTCACCGCCCTCAAGCGTACGTGGATCAACAAAGCTAGCTAGAAGATCGCCTAAACGTTGCCCTGCCACAGCACGTTGATCGTAAAAGGGCCGATCTACCTGCTGCGCTTTAGCAAACGCTTCATCTATAAGTTCACCTCCCGGCCCTCGTAGAACATCTACCTGTGTTCCTGCCCTTCGTAACGCTTCACGATATGCTTCGTCACTTGCAAGTTGTCCATACTGAGGTATGAACGCTTTTGCCATCGCAAGCTCTTGTTCTGCGGCTGGTCGTGCATACTTCTGGGCAAGCTGAAGCTGAGCATATAGATCACGTCCGGCTTCGTCACGCATTATTTGTGCGTAACCGGGTTCTGCCCTTCCTGCTGCTATATCTTCTTTACTACGTGTAGGATAATAATCCCTATACGCTTCAAACGCCTGTTTTGTCGTTTGCCCTGCTGATGGTGTTGGCCCACGACCAAGCTGCGATAACCCGTAAACCGCACCGGCCCCTGCCAGCAACCCACCTAAATCATCATACCATGCCATAATCTTATCTCCTTAACTGTCTGCCATTATGCCAGCTTGTTCCAGTCTGTACGTCAGGTAGTTTATCTTTTCTGCAAGGGCCGTAAAAGCAGCCTTTATTTCTGCATCGCTAGGGGTTGCGCTAATCGTACCTATCGTGGTAGGCTCTGTAACACTTGCTCCTGCGACAATCGCTACACTGTCCACCGACCCAGCAAGATCTCCCACGTGCGTACACTGTTTGACGACGCCTTCTGTCGATGTTGATGCATCAAATACAGTCAGCGACGTGCGCCAAGCATTCGCCGCAGTTTTATCTGCAAATAATTGTGTGGCGTGCGTGAACTCTGAACTATTTACGTTAGCTGCCATAAGCCTGTGTCATCAAAGAGTTTTTAGTCGTAATGTCTTTTGTTTCTATGTTTAGAATCGAAAGTGTTGCGGCATTATCCCACTTAATATCATAAGCTACTTTCCAACCAGCACTACTATCTTGAAAATTAAACACCAACGACTGCAATTTGTTCGCGCCATTCCACAACGCAGGATACGTTGATGCGTAATTCATACCATCAAACGTAGGTGCTGGAAATGTTTTAGATATTACAGACTGTCCAGCAACTCCGTTACTTATCGGCGTACATCGAACTGTACCAGAACCGTCGTATATAATATATGCAGGGCTGTTCCAATAAACGTAGGATTTTGTCGTAAGTTTACCAACAAGTGATGTAGCACCAACAGATGCCGCTGACGTTAATTCAAACGTACCATCCAGACCATTATCTAAATCGTTTGGAATACTATAACCCGACACAGCACTGTAACCATAAAAACGTATAATGATTCCAATAGCTAATGTATACGGTATTGCTTTAACAGTTATGGTTATAGGCGTTGCAGACGTTGTTAATGCAAAAAGCCACGGTATTGTACCAGTACCTACACCGTCATGAAACAAATTACCTACTGACGTACTCCACGGAATTTGAAGAGCTGACGATTCAATCGGTTTAACTTCTGTGAATAAAGTACGAAGAGACAAAGGCTTCTGATCCACACGTGAATCGCCTACGTTAAATGCTCTTGTCTGCACGTGAGCTACAGAGTATTTTATACCGCTCCACATCTTGATAAGCTCGCCGTGCATCGTGACTGCATAAAGCTCATGAGCATCAGCAGAATCAATTTTCGTGAACTGCACTATAGGCGCACACGTTGTATCGTCATCTTTTGTAAAGTTATCAAAACTAACAAACTTCTGTAACGTAGTATCATAAACAAGTACGCCATGCCCAAATACTGTCGATACAGCAAAAAGTGCATAGTTGTCAAATGTAATTGCAGCACTGGCTTTAGCGTCTTGTGTTACATCGCGAAGTAGCTTTGCAACCTTCAACGAAAACGCAGAGTTGCGGCCTTCGTTACGTAGCTGTTGTACAGCATTAAACGAACGCAACCCTTCAGTATCTATAAACGCAAAATCACCAAGAATATCAACAAACGAAAACTGATTAACAACTGATGCACCAAAAAGATACTGCTTTTTGAACAAAGGCTCACCAAAAACTGTACGTGTATAGTCTGGCGTTACAGCATATGACGCTGTACGTGTGCTTACAAAGAAGCTGTCAGTATTTAGTGGTTGTATGTTAGTTATTGATTCGTATGATACACTATAACTAACAACATCTGCACCGCCATCCGCCTCAGCGGCATCAATCTGTGCGCCAGTCTCGTCAATAGCAACGACAAAATCTAAAGGCCGACCACTAACAGAGTGGTATATTTGCGTAAAGTTGCCGTCAGCATCTGCACCTACCACATACAACTTGCCACCAAAAAACATCATCTGCTTTCCGATAGGTACGTATTCGCGAGTTGTTGCATCCCACTCTGTGTACTTCTTACACTTACGTACTTCAATCGCAGCCGTTTGATTGCTTGAGCTAAAAATGATAAGGTTTGGAACATTCTCTCCGTCTTGCACAACAATACCAGCAGATGTTTTTACCCATGATGCGGAGTTATATGTTAGTTTTATATCTTCGTCAGGATCGTTAGCGTCACTAGAACTAGCAGCCTTACGCTGCAAATTCATCGTAGAGCCGGGAACTGCTTGCACATACATAAAATCTGCATTAGCAGACATTTGCAGTGAACTGCTTGTACTACCATCCCACAACGTAACCCATGTATTAGAAAGTCGATGCTTAAACTTTGCATTACCACCTTGAAACAAAAGTATGAAATCGCCAACAGTGTATATACCTTGAAACCGTTGATTAGCAGTAAAGCCGGTATCAATGATAAGCGGTCTTTTAACGGGAGTTAGCTCGCCAAAACGATTACGTACATTCATAGCAAAAGAATACTCATCGTCGCCCAAACGAGAGTCGTCAACTGCCATGTTCATTCCGCCTAAGAACGACGACTGTGCGTAGCTAGCCATGAAAGTTTATCGTGATTGTGGCGTTTGAAGACTGCCTTCTGCTCCTGCCCACGTTCAAGGTCAGCTTGTTTACGCGCAAGTGTTCGAGATGCCTTACGATCATGCAAAATTGCTTCTTCTATTTTACCCTGCTCTTCAAGAAACAGCTCCATACATTTACTAACAAGCACATTGTCATATCCCGGCGCAGGAAACTCATCTGTGTCATTCTGCAAACGCGGCAGAGTTTTCTTATACAAGACTTGTAACGTATGTGAGTCATCCTCAGCAGCAGATGACGAAAACGGGA